AACATATAATTGATACAGTTACCGAATTACCTCCCGGTTATGATTTATATCTTGATTGTACTGGACTTAAACAACAATTTGTAAAAGATAAAACACGACTGCCTTTACCAGAAGGACATTTAGTTGATAGAGTTTGGGTTTGTCCGTGGGAATTGGAAGAAGAATGTAATTTTACCAGAACTATTGCAAGAGACGCTGGTTGGCAATTTATAATTAATTTACAAAATAGGGCCGGTATTGGTTATGTATATAGTAGCAAATATATGAGTGATGATGATGCGAAATCATATTATAAAGAGTTAACTGATGGTAGAATACCGTACGGTGCATTTCCATGTACTCCAACCATTCAACCAAAATTGATTAAATGGGATCCACATTATCTAGCAAACCCATGGTCTGATAATGTTGTAGCATTAGGACTTTCAAATGGATTGTTAGACCCGTTAGAAGCAAATGTTTTATATACAACTGTATATGGTATTCAAACTCTCGCTAAATGTTTAAACAGAGGTTACGGTCCGCGATCATATAATAAAGCAGTGGCCAGAGTACATTATGAAAATAGTGATTTTATTTTACATCATTATATGTTAAGTAATAGAACAGACACACCTTTTTGGGAATATTATTCTAAATGTGATGTTAGAGAAACATTATGGAAGAATTATAGAAAAAGAACAAATAAACAAACAAACTTATTTGTTGATGCTATCTGGGCAACGCTAGGTTTGTATTATGATGAATTTACATACTATGAATAAAAGTCTTTGTTTAGCACCATGGAATCATATTCAAATTAATGCAGAAGGTATAGTTAATCCTTGCTGCATGTTCTATCCTACTGAATATCATAAAAAATATAATAATTTACAAGAAGCATTTGATGGGCCAGAAAATAAAGATCTGAGACAAAGAATGTTAAATGGGGAAAAGATTGAGGGATGTAGTAAATGTGATTTATATGAAAGCATGAACAAGTTTTCGTACAGAGAACATTTTAACAGGAAATATGCTATCGAAGATGATATACAAGTAATTGATGCTCCATCTATTAAAAATCCTAAAATTCGAGAATTAGAATTTGCACTTGATAATACTTGTAATTTTAAATGTGTAACATGTAGTTCGAGATTTAGTTCAAAGTGGTATGAAGATGATTTAGAATTAATAAAAGAAGGAATATCGAGACATTCACAAGCAATAAAAAATAAAACACAAATTCTTAGGAATGTTAATAATTTAGATGATTTAGATTTAAGTGAATTAAATTATTTGAAATTAATAGGCGGAGAGCCTTTTATAAATGACAGATACGTTGACATTTTAAAAAAGTTAAATTTAGAAAATTTAGATTTAGCATTAATTACAAATAATTCTGTTTTTCCAAAAAAGTGGATTGAATATATTTTAAAAGTTAAACAATTAAATCTTCATATAAGTATAGATGGTGTATATGATGTTGGAGAATTTGTTAGAAATGGAATGAACTTTGAAAAATTTCATAAGAATTTAATTCAATGGAAAAAATTATCTGAAGAATATGATCATATTGATATAAAGTTTAATTTTGTTGTCCATTCGTTAAACATTTTAAATTTAAAATCAACTGTAGATTATTTAATAAGTTTGGGATTTGTTATAAATGTTGATCATGTAAAAGAAGAAATATTTGAAGTAGATTTTTTAAAAGATCCTGAATATATTAATTTGTCATATTTACCAGATCGATTAAAAAAGGTTGTAGAAGGTCAATTAGATTTTAGTTTAAATGGAAAACGAGATATGATAGTTGATTTCATGTATTCAAATAAACATGATAAAAATATAATGGAACAATTTTTAAAATATTGTATGTTTTTGGAACAACGAAAACCTCTTCCTGCTCAATGCGAATTTATGGTGTCCAATGCATTCTGAATATATCTATCCCGGAACACATGACGATATAGTCCAAGAGTTTTGTGATAAATGTAATGATTTAAATTATATGAATAACAATTCTTTTGAATCAATGAAATGGTATTGGGGTGAAGTTCAATGGGTGGGCACATTCTTAGATGATGTATTAGTTTCTTTAAGTGGTATTCATGGATTTCCGGAACTCGGTAAAGATGCTTTTAGGATGATGTTTAGAGGTGTTACATTACCAGGAATAAAAGTTTCCGATACAGATTTTCTTAGGACCAGACCAATAAGAAGGCATTCAAATAAACATGGGAGTTTTAAAAAATTTGTAAATTTTCAACAAATGCCATTACAACAAAAATGGGGTTATGAACAAAATGAGAATGCAATATTTTATGTAACATTTAATATAGATCCTAAAATAAGTACGGGTGCTTATACTAAACTTGGTGATAAAAGTTTTAAAATGATTAGAGCAGTACGACGACATTGTAAAAATCTTGCTTATCACGGTAGGATGAACATTTATAACGTTGAACAAGAAGTTTATGTCTTATTGTAGTTTACCATTTAAACAAATAACCATGAAAAATTTTGATGGTGATGGATGTTCGCGATTTCTTCCTTGTAGTCATATATTAAAATCAGAAGTAGAAGATGCGTGCACGGTTAGACCTTTAAAGGGAAAGTTAGATCTTACACCGGAAGAAGGATTTAATCTTTATCAAGATGTTCGCGATAGCATGCTGAAAGGTGAACGGCATGAGCTGTGTAAGGTTTGTTGGGATAAGGAAGATAGAGGTAAAACATCGTATAGGCAGAACATTGATAAGTTTATTGAAGATAGTGAAAAATATATTATTGATATAAATTGTGGTAATGTTTGTAATCTCGCATGTAGAATGTGTGCTCCAGGTTTAAGTAGAAAACTTAAAAAAGATTATAATTTTTTTGTTGAACATAAACTTGATTTTAAAACACCTACTGATAATTTTTTTACTTTAGATCTCGATCCTGATCCTATGAATTCAATTCAATGGAAATGGATAACAGAAAATACCGATAAGATTGGAGGGCTCAAGTTAGCTGGTGGAGAACCTCTTGTAAATAAATCAGTACTTTCTCTTTTTCGAAAAATGGTACTCGATGGAATAAGTAAAAATATTAATTTAAGTTTTTATACAAATGGTTTAGAAATATCAAACCATACAGAATTGTTAAATCAGTTTAAAGGTGTATATGTAAATTTTTCTGTGGAGGCTGTTGGAGAATTATATCATTATATTCGATATCCTGGTTTTTTTGAAGAATTTGATTTTAATGTTAAATATTTTATGGATAGGAGTACTAATTTAAAAGATTTAGCATTTAACGTTGTAGTGTCTATATTAAATGTTCTTGATCTTGAAGCCCTTAAAGAATGGCTGCCCACAGATAATGTAGGTTATGTAAATGTGTTCCCAGAAGATCGAGGAATAAGTGTAAAACATTTATGGAAAGATAGAGAAAAAGTTTTAAATGAAATCCTTTTATTTGATAAATCTAGAAATCAAAGTTATAAAGATTATTTACATCCAGATTTGGTCGAGTGGTTATGAGTTGTTATTATAGTCATTGTTCAATAAGTTTTAAATCACAATATTCTACACATTGTGCTTTTAATTCTGATCCTCTTTGCACATTTGAAGAAACTATACTGCCCTCTGAAATTATAAAGTCTAAAGGGTTTCAAAAAAGTAGAAAAATTCTAGATAATAATAATTGGCCAGCCGGTTGTGATCATTGCAGAATCCCGGAAACTAAACGTTTAACTTCTTCCAGATTTGATCATCCTATTGAACATAAAAATTTAGAAAGAATTGAAATAAGATTTTCAAATGCTTGTAACATGACATGCTTACATTGTGGACCGGAATTTTCAAGTCTATGGGCTAAGAAATTAAATTATTCTGGGCCCATATTGGGTTTATCCTCCGAACAGGTTTTTGAAATATGCGAAGATTTAAAAAATATCCCGACAATACGAAGAGTTGTTTTATCAGGGGGAGAACCTTTAGTAAATAAAAATTTTTATAAATGCGCGCAAAGTTTATCAGAACATCCAAGCGCAAGTGAAATGGTTGTATCCTTTCACACAAATTTAAATCCCGGTATTCCAATAGACTTTGATAATATAAATTCAACTTTTGGAAAATTTAAAGAAGCTTATATGGTTGTATCGATTGATGGGGGTAAAGATCTTTATCCTATTTTTAGAGGAGGAGATTGGAATACATTGATACATAATATTGACAAAGCCTTATGCATGAATATTAATGTCGATGCTACTATGAGCCTTACAACTTATCAAATGAAAGATATAAAAAATTGCTATCTAGATGTTCTACCTTTAGGTTTTCGTGAATTAAGAACAATGTATATTCATTCACCAGAAGAATTTGATCCGAAGCATGCTGTGAGTCCTGAAACAATGAAAAATTATGATTTTGTTTTAGACCATATTAGAGAAAACTATTCAGGGAGTTTAAGAGACTCTGCTTTGTGGTATCTAAATATATGTAAGGAGCGTTTACTATGATGAAAGCCGTTACAGTTAAAAATTTAGATTCATTAACAAGAGAACGTGTTATAGAATTATTATATGAAACTAGATTAATCATAATTGAAAATGAAAATATAGTACCAGAAAAAGAATTGGTGCAATTTTATCATCACCTCGGAGATCCTGTATCTTTTGATAATGAATATATGTCTGATGAATATGCCAACGAATGGTCCAAAGGTTACAGAGAACTTATTCCCGTAAGAAATCAAGAATTATCAGGTTATGGCCCTCCAGGTTTATTTTCTGGTGGAGAAGATGGTAAGGTGCCATGGCATTTAGAATCTCAAAATAGAGATACTCATGATGACCTCGCTTGTTTTGCTATGAGGTCTTTACCAGACACTGGCGGCGATACTTACTTCATGGATCAAAAAATTATGTATGATAATCTTATAAAATTATTTCCTGAACTTGAAGAACATGAAGTTGATTGGAGTAATAGATTTGCTGCCGAAGAACCAGAAAATGATCTACCATATAATCCATGGACAAAGTGGGATGAAAAATGCATTAAAGGAGGTGACGGTTGGAATTTTATGAGAATGAAAGATATAGATGGAAAATATTTAATAGATAAAGAAGTTAAATCTAAACCCCTAGTTACAAAAAATACTATCACAGGCCAACGTGGATTAATGTTTCCTTGCCAGACAGTTTTTAATTTAAAACCTAAATCAGATTTTTTATTTCAAGTTTTAGAAAAAGAATGTGAAAAAGAAGAATATCAATATTGCCATAAATGGAAATCTGGTGATATTTTAATTAATGATATTCAACATTCTCTACATAAAAGAGAGCCATATACCGGTGATAGATTAATGTATAGATCTTCAATTTATATGCCAGAAAATCCGAATGATCCTAGAAAACAATTTTTGCATTAATGATAATGATTTTGTTATTCAAAGAATGTTGTCGACTGATTGGTTTGAAATTACAAAGCACCAGTATACTAATATAATTTTTGAAAATATTAATTTCGCAGACCATGAAGAATTAACGTTACTGGATATCGGTTCACATTTGGGATTATGGACGATTCGAATAGCAGAACGATGTAAACTTTTAGATCTTAAATTTAAAGGATATTTGTACGAACCTTCTTCTAATAATGTTCAATGTTTAAAGAAAAATATTAAAACATTTTTAGATGATTGTGATATTGAAATTTATAATAACCTTGTAAGCGACCATAATTCTTATATGGAAGCCGCTGAACGTTTTAATGAAGGTTCATTCGATACTTTTTATTGTGGTAAATTAGTTCAATCTAAAATACCAGATCATGATTTAAAAGGAATAAAGGTTATTATATTACCTTGTATGTCCACTGATTTTGAAATTTTACAATTATTTAAGAACACGTATTTACAAGAAGATGTTTTAATTGTGGCCCAATTGATTGAAAAAAATTTAGCAAAAAATAATCATACAAGACAAGAAGTTATAGATTTTTTAAAAAGAAAAAAATTTAAAGTTAAAAAATATGATTTTGATTATAGTCATTTAGATCCCCACTTAGAACATACATTTTTTATATTTTCAAAATGAATAATTTATGTAAGATTCCCTTTTTACACAAGTATATTAATTTTATTGATACGAGTGAAAAGCCCTGTTGTATTTTTCAAGGTCAAGAACCAATTCTTGATGTTCAGAAAAAGTTTTTAAACAATGAAAGGCCCGAAGGATGTTCTGAATGTTGGAGAAGAGAAGATAATAATATTTTAAGTAAGAGACAGCATTTTAATAATTCATTTCCAGACCACAATATTAATTCAGGTATAAAAACATATGATTTGAGATTAGGTATTACATGCAATTTAAAATGTGTAATGTGTGGACCTCACTTATCTACAAAATGGAATGAAGATAAAAATATATTTGAAAAACATATTAATAAGATAAATGATACTCCTCATGAAATCGAAGAATTAAATTTTGATGAAGCAACAGAAATATATTTTGCAGGTGGAGAACCTTTTTATATGAAAGAGGTTTATGATTGTTTATTGAAGTTATCAGAAAGAGAATTTAATCGAAAAAATACTAAAATTAGAATAAACACAAATGCTATTATTGATGAAGATAATAAAATTTTAAAGCTTTTAAACAATTTTGAAAAAATAGAATTTACTATTTCAGTTGAAGGAGTTGAAGAGGTTAATGATTATATCAGATATCCTTCTAAATGGAAGGACTTTTTAAAAGGAGTTAAATTGATTTATGAAATGTCTGATCAACCAAAAACTGTAGAAGAAATGTTTAAATGTAATAGAAGCGTGGCGTTTAATATAACGATAAGCTGTTTAAATCTCATGAATATTTTTACTTTATATAGTTGGTTATCTGATAAAAATTATTTGTATGTTGCTAATTTTGTAGAAGAACCAAAATTGTTGAATATTAATTCTTTAAAAATAAATGTGATAGATGATTTCTTATATGAGCACGAACGGTTCGATTACAAATATGATCATTTACAAGATGTCGTAAAATATATTGAAGAAAATTATTCATATGATGAATCTTTAAATTCCAAAATGAAATTATACTTACAAGATCTCGATATAAAAAGAAATACAAATAGTAAACAGCTATTAAATTGGTGCTGGGTATGAGTGTATTTTGCAGTGCTCCCTTTAATGGATTTTATCAAGGACTAGATGGCAAGATATCTGTGTGTTGTCAAACTCCTGTTTTAGTTGATAATAAAAATAACTATAACGAGGCAGTTCATGATCCCAAAATAGTAAAATTAAGACAAGATTTCTTAAATGGTAGGCTACCGGAAGAATGTAAGATGTGTACTCCGCGAGTCAGGCAAGAAACTACCAAATTATGTGGATCAAAAGATAAATCTCAAGTTGCGGCAGATTATTATGAACCAGTATTTTTAGACCTCCTATGGTCAAATAAATGTAATTTTGCTTGTATGGGATGTACTCCTAGAATTAGTTCGACTATGTTGAAATATAAATCAGCGGTTGATATAGTTGATCCCCTAAATGAGGAAGATGCTAATTATAAATGGAATTCCAAAGATGAACAACAACGTAGAATAAATTATATTTTACAAAATATAAAAACAATAAAAGGAATACATTTGAATGGTGGTGAGCCTCTAATGCAAGAAGGTTTTTACGATTTATTAGAACGATTGATAGAACTTAACGCAACTCATATAGGAATTTGGGCTCATACTAACGGAAGTGTTTCACAATATAAAGGAAAAAATATTATAGATTTTTTAAAATCATTTGATAGATGTAAAATTGTAATGAGTCATGATGGAATTGGAAAAAAAGGAGAATACGTAAGATATGGATTACAGCAATCTATTTGGTTAAGAAATTATAAGAAATTTTCAGAATCAGGAATTAAAACAGATGTCCAAGTTTGTTATAATATTTTTAATTGTCTGGATTTAGAAGAAATGGCTGATTGGTATGAAGAGCATTTACAAGTTACACCTAATTTAAGTTTATGGAATTGGCCCCCTTCGTATTCGGCAAAGTATATTAAAAGAATACCAAAATTATATGATAGAGCTTTACATATATTAGAAACACATGGAAAGAGATTTAGAAAATATGAATATGTATTGGATTTTATGAAGGACACCGTTGAAGATAAAGAACTCGAGGACATGCATTACAAGTTCAGTGAAAGTATATCCAAATTTGATGAATTAAGAGGCACGGATTTTGAAACCACTTTTCCAGAATTGAGGGAATTGTATTATTAATGGAAAACGGATTTATTGTTTTAGATTTCGAAGAAGATTTGAATGATTATATAAAATCATTTGATACAAATACTTTTGAAGAATTATATTTGGAAAACACTTCTTGGAAATGTAAGATTAAAAAATTGAATGAAGGAAAGTTATTTGAAATACTTTGCAAATATGAAAAAATAGCTTTTGAATTATATGAAGAAATTCTAGATATAAAATTATCTCATCATATTAATTCGCAAGAAAGTTTATCCAGTATTATATATTATGATATTAATTCTGGATATCACGGAGACCATACTGATTATGGATTATTTAATATTGTGTTGAACGATGATAGTATGGATTGTATGTATTATAAAGATGATGAATGGAAATTAATTGAATCAAAAAATAAAATGATTATAATGAATGGTGAAAAAATTGAAGAGCTTTCAAACGGGAAATTAAAAGCAGTAAATCACAAAGTTATTAAACCTTATGGATTTGAAAGATACATTGTTACTAAAATATGTTATCCAAAAAATCAAAAAGAAGAACTTTCTAAAAAACAATCTAACTGGTTATCGATATGAAAATAACTTTATATACAAGTGGTTCCACAGGACAAGCAAAAAAAGTAACGCATGACGAAAAAGATTTTTATTCTGCCGGTCATTGGTTAGTTGAAAAATGGCGATTAGATAATCGTGATGTTATTTTAAATCCTTTTCCAGCATGGACTGTAGCATGTTGGGCTTTTTGTATAATACCAGCGAAAATAGCTCATTGTGATATAGTGAATATTAAAATGCAACCTTTGAAATTTTGGGATGTAGTGGAAGAAGTTAAACCGACATGCCTTACATTAGCCGTCGGAACATGGCGAACTCTTGTTAAAAGGAAAAAACCAAATTTAGATTTTGTTAGAAATTTTTCTACTGGGTCTGCCCCTGTTACCGATCAGGATATTTCATTAATGAAATCTACCGGAGCAAAAAATATTTGGAACATATATGGCTCTACTGAATGTATTCCTCCCGTGATGATATCAAATGATGCTACTTTTAATCTTAAAGAGTCACCGTATTATTTGGAATATGATAAGACATTATGGGTTAATGGGATTGATACAGGAGATAAATTTGAACGAGATCAATGTATCGGAAGACAACTTGTTAATGAAACTTGGAAAACATGAATATTAATGTTATCGAAATAGAATTATCTTCTTTATGTAATGCAAAGTGCTCGGCTTGCATGAGAACTATTTTAGATAAAAGAGGAAAATATTATTATAAAGGAAATTTACCTTTAGATGATATAATGGATTGGTTCGAACCACTTGACATATCTAATACAAAAATTAAAATGTGTGGCGTACTGGGTGATCCGATGATCAATCCAGAATTATATGAAATTATATTTTATTTTTTATATGAAAAAAATGTTCGTGATCTTGAAATGTCCACAAATGGGGGAACCCGCTCTTCTCAATTTTGGAAGGACTTAGGTACACTATCAAAACAATCTGATAAAAGATTTTATATTCACTGGGCGGTTGATGGAGTTACAAAAAATGATTATAGGGAAAATGTTGCCCTTCATAGAGTATGGGATAATATTAATGCTTACCATTCTACTGGCGGCCATAGCATCTGGCAGTATATCATTTTTGATTATAATGAAGACGAAGTTGAAATGGCTAGGCAGAAGGCAAAAGATAATGGAATGAAATTCGCTACCAGAGTGAGTTGGAGAAATACGTCTGAAAAAGCTAAGGTGACTTCTAAAGCAGCTAATAAGATAGATACTGATTCATATGAAGTAGTTGAAACAAGAGCTCGCGCAAAGCAATACGAAGAAGCCAGAATAATTTGTAGACATAAAGTAAAAGGCGAACTTTATATTGGTGCTAATAAAAGATTATGGCCCTGCTGTCATTTGTATGATGAATCAATTGCCCATAAAAATAATGATATAAAGCATTTATATGAGTCTATAGGCCACGATTTTAATGACTTGACTAAAAGATCAATTAATGATATAATAGAAAGTAATTGGTTTAAAAATGAGTTAGAAGAGAGTTGGAATAAAATGCATCCTTTGCATTTACCAAGATGTTATCTTACATGTGGTGATGGTGGAAAACGTGCGGTTATAAAAAATGTGGAATAATAAAACGATTGAATGGATTGATGTAGAATTAACTAGCTATTGTAATATAGCTTGTCCTGGTTGTCTCAGACAAGAAAAGAAAGAGCAAGTTGAATCCATTTTAAATAAAGATATTATCGAATTTGAAAATCTTAAAAGATGGATCACTCCTAAAGAATTTCCCAATCTTAAATTATTAAATTTTTGTGGATCCGTAGATGAGCCGACTCTCCATCCAGATATATTAGATATTGTAAAACATTTTAAAACTTTTACAGATGTTAATATTGCATCTAATGGATCTACCAAAACAAAAGAATTTTGGAAGAAGTTAGGTGAATTAGGGACTTCAGTATTTTTTGGATTAGATGGAATAGATCAGGAATCATTAGAAAAATATCGAATCGGTTCTAATTTTAAAAAAGTGCAAGAAAATTGGAGAGCCTTTATAGGAGCAGGAGGCAATGCAACTTGGCAGTTTATTGTATTTGACCATAATGAGCACTTATTTGATGATGCAGAAAGAATGTCAGAAGAGGAAGGGTTTAAAAGATTCAGAGCAATATTTTCTCATAGAGGAGGAAGTGGCGAAGTAAAAAAAGAAGTAGAAGAAGAAAAAGAAATTCGATGTAAATATGGAAATCAAAAAAGGATATTTATAAATCACTCCGGTGCAGTTTTACCATGTTGTTATTTAAATTCTGAAGCTTTAGAAATGTTAGCTACCAGAAAAAGAAAAACAAAATTTGGAAAAATATATGAAGGCGCCGGCGGAGTGCTTGCTAACAATTTAAGATATAATACCATATCAGAAGTTATAGATGGTGAAATGTTCGATCTTATACAAAAATCCTGGGAATGGCCAGACCCAGTAGAAAAATGTTGGAAGACTTGTAAAGTCAAAAAAAGAGATGTGTTTATAGACAAGGAGATATAATGATCTTTAATGTGAATAATACAAAAGTTGAAGTACTCATACCTGACACAGTACCAAAACTTAAACCGGAACTTGCAGATCAATTATACGCTAATCATGAACCGAATGAAATATATGAAATTCTCAGAGACTATAAAAGAAAAGATCATTATGAAAAATCTGTGAATACTGTTGGAATATGGATGTCCGGAGGAGCTGATAGTTCATTATTAGCTTATGTATTAGCAAAGAAAATCAAAGATGAAAATTTAGATATTAAAATTCAACCATTATCAGTTAGAAGAGGTCGGCCTAATAATCCAATATATGCTGGCAATGTAATTGATTTTATTGAGGAAGATTTAGATATTAAAATGAATGAACACATCGTTTATTATCCGCCAATGGAAGATGAACATTATAGGGAAATACAAATTTTTCAAGATAAGGATAATGAAAATTTCAAAATAGATTTATTTCAAATATTATATTCTGGTATAACATGTAATCCGCCCTCTGATGATAAAAGTATTCCTAGGAACAAAGAACGAACTAGAGATGAAGAAGCTGAAAGAAAATTAGTAACGTATAATGGTATTCGTTATTATATGAATCCTTTTTTCTGTATAAACAAACGTGGATTAAAAATGATTTACGAAGAATTAGGATTGATTGATAAATTATTCCCAGTAACTTATAGTTGCGAAGGGACGGCTGAACAAACTAAAACGCATACACAACATTGTAAAAGATGTTGGTGGTGTCAAGAAAGATTTTGGGCTTTTGGAAGATATGTCTAATATTTGCTATTATTCTCTAACAGGAATAAATTATAAAAATCAATTTATAACTTCTTGTGCTATTAATTCTGATAGGTTAGTTAAATTTTCAGAAACAATATTACCATCTCAAGTATTTAATTCACAAAATTTTAAAAATTTAAGAAAAAAATTATGTGAGGGAAATTGGTCATCCGGTTGCCATTTATGTGAAGACATTGAAAAAAATCCAAATGCATTTTCAATGAGACAAGATTATGTATTTGAAGATGGTAAATTCGAACACGAAGAAGAAGATTATGTTTATAATTATTATGATCCCTCTACCGGGTCTATGGACCCGAAAGGATGTAGACATATTGAAATGAGATTCAGTAATGTATGCAATATGAGTTGTTTACATTGTAGCAGTGTATTTTCTACAGGATGGCAGAAAAAATTAGAAACATATAAAACAGACGAAGAAGATGAAAAATATAATTTAGAGCAACTTCTCAATACGTTACACTTAGTCGGAGACGAAGACAAAAAAAGATTAGGTTTAAATTTAAATGATATTAAAAAGATTTGTGAAGATTTAAATAATAATTTTCCTAATATTAATAGGGTTGAAATATCTGGTGGAGAGGTTTTAATACAAAGGCAGTTTTATCGCTTTTTAGAAATGTTATCAGATCATCCTAATCGCAAGAATATTACCATTTCATTTTATAGTAATTTTAATTCAGATTTTGATATTGAATATTTAACTAAATTATTGAATAATTTTGGAAAGAGTGTGATATCTATATCTATAGATTCAAGTGAAAACATTTATCCATATTTTAGAGATGGTAATTGGGAGGTTTTAAAAAATAATATATTAAAGTTCAGAGAGATTAATAAGTTCACACAGTTAGATGGAGTAGTTACATTTTCTGCTTATCAGTTCATGGACATATATAATGTTTATAAATCTATTATTTCTTTAAATTTACATCATATTAAAACGTCATTAGTACAAACGCCAAAATATTTAAATCCATGTGTTTTATTATTTGATTATGAAAAGGAATTGAGAGAAGATTTTAAGGAAACTCAAAAAATGATATATGATCTATATGAATCTCGAATGGAAAATATTCAAGAATTTAAAAAAGATAATATAGGTGTAACTATTGAAAAAAGAGAAACTGGATTAGAACCAGAACAAAAAGAAGAAGGTATACGAGGACAATTTTTAAAAGGTGAATATGTTTTTTCGGATCTTGATTCTGGTTTGTGGTATTTAAATAATGCCGGTCATTATATTTTTAATAAAAAGAATTCTAATTATATGAATTATAATTCATTTTTAATTTATATAAAAAAATCTGATAACCACACAGGTCAAAATTTTAATGAATATTTTACTAAATTTAAATATATCGATGAAGAAATTATTAGGGTTTAAATGAAAGAATGTTTTTACGCATTAGGCGGCCTTAATTATAAAAATGGTTTTATTACAACTTGTCCGCGGCAGGCTGATCAATTAGTATTCGCGAACGAAACTACTTTACCATCTGAAATATATAATCATGAAAATATAAAAGAACTTAGAAGAAAATTATATAATGATCAATGGCCATCCGGTTGTGATACATGTGAAGATATGGAACGAGATGGTTTAAGATCTATGAGATTAGATTTTTCACTTATAGATAATTGGTTTTATAAATCAGAATTTAAAGAAAAAAGAGAAGGGTCAAATCGAAATAGATTTGCCGAACAAATAATTGTTCGCGAACCGTTTGATAATCTGATGAGTTTATATAATGACAAAACTCACGAAGTAGGATTTAAAGGATTGCGACATGTAGAAATTAGATTTAGTAATGCTTGTAATTTTGCTTGCTTACACTGTTCAAAAGTTTTTTCTACAGGATGGTCTAGAAAATTACAAAACTATGTACCGGATAAAGAAGTATTAGAACATGATTTAAAACAACTCAGAGGAACTGAACACAGGCACGGACCAGATGATAAAGGTGAAATACAATTAAGCACAGAGAATGCATTAAAAATTATAGAAGATTTAAATGAAAATTTTCCAAATGTAGAATTTATTGATTTTGCTGGTGGTGAATTATTATATCAAAAACAATTTTTTCCAACACTTAGAAAGTTAGCAGAACATCCTAATGCAAAAAATATGTTAATATCTTTTCATACAAATTTTAATGCAGATTTTAGTGTGGAAGAATTAACTGAAGCTTTAAAACCCTTTAACGAGACCTGCATCATTATCTCAGTTGATTCAGGAAGAAATACTTATCCATACTTCAGGCACGGTGGAAATTGGGATAAATTAAAACAGAATATACGAGATTTTAAAAAAATAAATACTTTTACACATATTGATGTAAGTATTACAACTTCGGTTTATCAAATACTGGATCTTTATGATGTTTTTGATTCTATGTTAGAATTAGATTGTCACTTGGATGCTTCCATCGTACAATCGCCACCTTATATAAATCCATCTATATTAATGCATAAGTTTAAAGAAGAAGTGATTGGAGATTTTGAAAAAACTTTTGATATGTTATTTGATTCAAATTCAAAATATATCGAAGGTGAAAGAGGTGCAAAGGCTTGGTTAAAATATATTTTTGATTATATTCTTAAAACAAACATAGATGAAAAACAATATAATAAATTTTTAGTCTATAGAAAAAAGTCTGATAAAATATGGCAACAAAATTTTAATGACTATTTTAAAAATTATCAAATTGTAAATAACGAGTTAGTACGTGCTTAAAGTTTTAACTAATAATGGTTTAAAATCTTGTAACGATCAAACCATTAAAGATAGAACCAATTTTAAAGGATGGTATTGCCGGCAGACGAATTATATTATTGATGCCGCCTGGTGGGAAGTTGGAACAGCTGTGTGCAGAACCCCTTATCCTGTTTCTATAGATGAATATTCAGGACCCAAAGTGATAATGTGTCCTAATGAGAATTGCTTCTGTGGAACCGATATAGCTATGCCAAAAGGAAAAACAGAAGATCATTTATTAATGCTTCACTGTATGAAAACAAAAGATAAGTTAGAACCCGAAGATGAAATTTATGCTATAGATAGTGATGAAGGTAGAGTAGTTGATTATTATACAGACCGAAAGTGTAATTTTAGTTGCTCTTATTGTGATCCACGAAGCCATGATTATACTGGAGAATTAACATCATTAGAAAGAATGAAGGAGGCATGGACAAAAGTTAATCCTCAGAATGTTTCTAAAATAAATATCTCAGGAGGAGAATCAACATTAATCCCACACTACTTAGATTTTGTAAAATGGTTAAAACAACGAGAGCCTAAAGCAATAATATGGACTTTAACCAATGGCACCAGACAAGTACCTTATTTAAGAGAGTTAAATAGATACTCATTAATAAATTTTTCAATCCATCCTGAATTTATTAATGATAGATATATTAATAAGTTGGAAAGATTTTGTGAAGAAATACAATTACCCTGTAAAATGAAAATAATGTATTTACCAAAATTTGAAGATATAGTAAATAAGGTATATGAAAGATTTAAAGACAAATTTAAAAAGCTTTATGTTAAGACTGTGCCTCTATGGGATATGAATAATAACATGAAATTAATGAATTATACACCTGAACAGTTTAAATTTATTCATGCGACTCAGTGAAGAAGATTTTACAAAAATACCGTGGAAGGATATCGAAGCCCTTGGTACAAAAACAATGTTGTATCGGGACACATTTACAGTATCTTGGTTATTAGGTAGATTTTGTAATTACAGATGTTCTTATTGTTGGCCATATGCCAGATCAGATAAAAAAGATCATAGACCAACTGAACTTTGTATTAAAACTATTGATGAAATAAAGAGACAAGCAAGAGAACAAGGATTTAATTCTTTTAACTGGTCTTTATCCGGTGGCGAACCCACTTTTCATCCAGGTTACTTAGATATATTACAACATCTCGCGGATGATGAAGAAAATTGTAATCGTCAGCGTATACATATGACTTCAAATTGTTCTCGTAACTTGAAGTGGTTTGAGACTTATGTTAAGTATGCTCAAAAATTTAATAAAGCTTCGATTACAGCTTCCGCTCACTTTGAACATTTGGACACACAAGATAAAATAGCTAACTTTGCTGATAAGTTAGTTTTTCTTCAAGATAATGGAATTAGAATAACAATTAATATGGTTATGATCCCGGAAAGATTCTGGACATTGACAGAACATGTTTTATATTTTAAAGATCGTGGTATACACACAACATTAAAACCACAATCTAATCCTACAGCAACGAAAGTTGTAGACGGATATACTCAAGGGCAATTAGAAATTTTACATAATGACTCTAGACCAACAGATCTCGAAATAGATTTAATAGATTCCAAAGGAAACATATATGAAGTGGATCAAGCCGAGAGATTTAATGCGTTTAATTTTAATGAATTCAAAGGCTGGATCTGCTCGTCGGGTTTTCGTAGTATTATTATACGCGAGCCTTGCGGGAGCATTAAGCGGTCATATTCTTGCTCTGATGACCCTTTAGGAAATATTGAAACAGGGTTTAAATTATTTGATAAACCCATGCCTTGCATAACCGATAATTGTGTTAGCTCCGCAGATAGTAAAATTCCAAAAAGAAAACCTGAGAATAAATTTCCCCTATGGAAAAATTAAAAAATTTCTGCGCACTCCCTTTTACTCAATTTACAGTTTCTTCATTTAATGAATACCAGTTATGTTGTGATAACTCGGGTGAATCTAAAATGTTCAGTAATAAAAATTCTATTTTAGAATATTTTAATTCTGATTATATAAATGATAAAAGAAAATCTTTTTTAGAAGATAAAAGATTAGATATATGTCAATCTTGTTGGAAACGAGAAGATCGCGGTTTAAATTCCAGAAGGATAACAGGGTTAACTAGTGATTATAAAGAACAAGTAGAAAGATATAAAAAGGGTTTATCTTTAGTTCCCAATCATCCTGTTTTCAAAATTAAATTTGGAAATTTATGTAATCTTAAATGTATGATGTGTGGTCCTCAATCATCATCTGCTTGGGCGCAGCATAAAGAAAAACATAATGAAGGAACTTGGCCAATATATGAAAATACATTTGATGAACAAACATATGAAGATTTAAAACAAATTTTACCTAATGTAAATCGTATTATTATATCGGGCGGGGAACCCTTAATGAACGATAGGTATTATGATTTTTTAGAATGGCTTATAGGTCATAAGTTCGCTAACAAATTAAAAATAACAACCCTTACTAATGCTACAAAAATACCAGATCATTTATTCCAATATAAAAAAGCCTTTAAACGATTATCTTTTAATATATCAATTGATGGTATAGAAAAGAAAGATGAATATATTAGAACAGGAACTGTTTGGAAAAAAAAGATTGAGAATATTAAAAAATTACAATCGGCTTATGATATAGGATTTGAAATTACAGTCCAAACATTAAATGTAGGGTACTTAGATGATATTCAAATTTATTTAAAAGAAAATTTTAATAAGACATCACCATTATCAAATATTTTAGTGACACCTAGTTATTTTGCTGTTGACTGTTTACCTAATCCGATAAAACGAGACTATCAGCAAAAGAGTCAAAGATATATTACTGAAGATATTTCGAATTTATTAAAACTGAATGTTCCACCTGATAATAATCTTTTTATCGAAGGAATAAAATTTCTTAAATTATGTGATAAAAGAAATAAAACTAATTTACTTAATGAATGGCCGGAGTTTGAAGGATTTTATTAAATGTTTATTTCAGATCAAATAAAACATATTCATTTTGAGCCAACACAAAGATGTCAAGCACGATGTTCAATGTGTGATAGAACAAATAATCCACATATGAAAAATGCTGAAATATCTTTCAATGAATTTATTAGTATGGTTGATATAGATTTCGTTCACCAATTGAATTCATTATTAATGTGTGGAAATCATGGTGATCCAATTATATCTAATGAAACCCTTCCCATTTTTAGATATCTCAGAGTTAATAATCCCGATATGTATCTTCACATGACTACTAACGCTGGTGCCAGAGATGATGAATGGTGGAAAGAATTAGTTGCAATATTGGGTTCCAGGGGAAAAGTTACTTTTAGTGTAGACGGATTAGAAGATACAAATCACATATATCGCGTCAATGTGAATTGGAAAAAAGTAGAACATTCCATGGATGTTTTTACCCAAGCCGGTGGAAAGGGTATTTGGGTATATTTAATTTTTGAACACAACGAACACCAAGTTGACGAAGCGGAACGAATGGCTAAATTATTCGGACTCGAATTCGTAAGAAAAAAGTCTGGTCGATGGGTGCAAAGTCATAAAAATGAGAAAGTTAACGAGAAGATAACGATCAAAGGTAATTACATTAAGCCACCAAGCAAGCCAGAGCATCAGAATAAGAGCGTGAATACGTATGATAAATTGGTTGAGAGTCATGGTACCTTTCAAAAATATTTGGATCAAACAAAAATAAAGTGTAAATCATTAATTACTAATGAAATATATATAAGTGCTGAGGGTTTAGTAACTCCTTGTTGTTGGACTGCTGGTAAACTTTATAAGGCATATGAAGAAATTGGTAAAAATCAAATATGGTCATATTTTGATGACCTAAAAGATATTAATGCTCTTCATACACCTCTTCGAGATATTATCGAAGGAGGGTTTTTTAAAAAATTACAAAAAAGTTGGAATATATCTTCTTGCGCGGACGGGAAACCAAAGGTATGTGCTGAGAAGTGTGGAACAGGTTTTGATGCTTTTAGTGATCAATGGAAATGACAAACTTTTATTGTTTAAAATGGGGTACAAAATATAATCGATTATATGTTAACAGACTTTTTAAAAGTCTTAAAAAACATTATAATAACTCTTTTAATTTTACATGCCTCACAGATAATTCTACAGGTATTCATCCAGATATAAAAATAGAAAGTATCCCAGACGATTTTTCTGAATTTCCCAGATCGCAAATATTTACATCTGAGAAGATGTGTTATTTTAATAGATATAAACACATCGCTGGACCTAAAGCTTGGTTTGATTTAGATATCTTAATTCAAAACAATATAACAGACTTAGTCGACCGTAAAAAGAATAAGGTAACCTTTATATGGAATTATTGGAGGAATGATGAAGCAGCAAAAATTAATTATGGATATATGACAACTCCTATAAATTCTTCTTTTGTTTCTTGGCAAGATGATGTTGGATTTGATATGTATGAGCGTTTAGTTAAAAATAAAGAAAAGTCATTTTTTACATATCCATCATTTGACAAATATCTATTTTACCAAGAACATAGAAAATCAAATTTAAATTTCTGGGAACGAGGAATAGTTTATAATTATAATATTGGCGCCGAGTATCCTGATAATTTAAACCCCACAACATTTCAAGAAAATTATAAAATTTGTCTTTTCAACACATCACATAAACAATGGGCTAAGCCCGAGGAAACTATGTTGGAATTACATGAAGCAAAAGGGTGGGCATTAGATATGTGGAAAAGTTATGAGTGATTTTATATCAGCATGGGCTGAACCGTCTCACATAGCAAATGCTTATAAATTAATATTTGAACAAATCCCGGAAAATAGAAAGCCGGCGCTAACCAGAGCTAATAATAGATACAATCTTTATTTAAATGATAAAATACATAATCTCATAATAGATTATTTTGATGAAGATGATTTTAATATTGTGGCTTCCTGGTATATAAATTATCACGTTGACAAAATAGAAAAAATGGGCTATAATATTTCTTATTACGATATGGATCCATATGTTTGCGAAGACAATGATATAGTTTCTGATAACATTTATAATTTGGATGTAATATTTGATGATGTTAAATTTAAAGGCCCTATTGTTCACAAATTCTGTGAAGATTCATACCCTATAGGTAAAATACATAAGGGTAAATTTATATTGGCTGGGAATAATAGACAACGATTATATTCATGTAATCCTATAAAATCAACTAAACAATTAATAGAACAAAATAATATAAAAGAAGTTTTGTTTGAGGAAGAATATGAATTTCAAAAAGTTAAATATTCAATAGTGGTGGGATGCAATCTATAAAGCAATTAAAAGAAGCTGAATTAATTCTTAAAATTCTTAAAAAAGATAAGCGAGAAGCAGAAATTGAATGGGACCGTCAAGTGGGAGAATGGGAACGCCAAGTGGGAGAATGGGAACGCACTAAAGGCCATTTTGAAAAAGAAGAAGTAATAAATTCCAACACGATAGAATATTCTCCTTATTATAAAGTTAAAAGATTTTTAGAAAGGTCTTATCCAGAATATGCAACGAGTCTTTTAGATTCTATTACTGACGGACAGTATGAATCAAAAAGATGGTTGAGTCAAATTTTAAAACCGGAACGATTTGGTAGTAAAGATCCTTTTAAAATTGAAATAGTAGGCGCTTGGTTTGGTTGGCCATTAATAGAAATATTAGAAGATGCTATTGTACAAATTGAACAAATCGATTTATATGATCCGGATGAAGTATGTCAAGAAGTAGTTCGAAAGTATAAGTATCATTTTAAACCATCTTATAATATAAATCAATTTGGGGATTACTTTGAGAGAAATGAAAAAAGAATCAGACATATGATAATATGTACTTCGTGTGAACATATGCCCGATATTGGAGAAATGAAAGAATATTATAAAGACACTCCTAAGCCAATTTATGTTTTACAAAGTAATGATTATATAGATTTACCGGAACATGAAAATTGTGTAGAGAGCGCAGATGAATTAGCTGAGAAAAATGGTATTACTGATATCATGTTTAAAGGCGAAAAAGATTTTGGATATTATACACGTTTTATGGTGGTAGGCAGATGGTAGAAAGTTTTAGAAATTCTCCATATTATACTGTTCAAAAATTTATAAAAAATAATTATCCTGATTATGAAAAAAGTTTTGATGATTCTTTATCTACAAATCAGTACGAGTCTAAAAGATGGTTATGCAATGTTGTAGAAGATTTGAAAATAACTTCACCTTCTAATATTGAAAAATATACGGGAGATGGTTCTGCCAGCGATAGATTCCCTCATGGAAACCCGGATTGGAAATATCCTCTTTTAATAGAAATTGTTGGATCGTGGTTCGGTTGGCCAATGATAGAATTAATTGATCGAACTGTTAAAGGTAGAATAACACAAATAGATTTATATGACCCAGATGATGTTTGTCAAAAAATAACGGCACAATTTAAAAATATATTTGAGCCAAAATTTAAAATAACACAGTATGGAAATTTTTTTGAGAGAGATCAGCTTAGAAGAAGGCATTTGATTATTTGTACTTCATGTGAACATATGCAAGACTTTACAAATAAAACTATTTTCAAAGGAAATCCTTTTATATGTTTACAATCTAACGATTATATTGATTTACCAGATCATTCAAATTGTGTAAAAAATGTAGATGAATTAATTGAAAAAAATAAATTAAAAAAAATATGGTTTAAAGGTGAGAAAGATTTTGGTAAGTATAAACGTTTTATGGTAATAGGTCAATGGCGGTAAAACACGCAGTCGCTTGTATATGTGTTGGAGATAAGTATAATGTTTCTGATATCAAATCATTAGAGCGAATGGTATTTCGAAATACTACTTATGATATAAATTTTAGAGTATTTGATGAACCGGTGTTACCTAAATGGTGGACTAAAGTTTTATATCATTCTCCTGTAATAGAACCTTTCAAAGAAGAAGTAGTTTTAGCTTTTGATTTAGATGTAGTTATAAAAGGAAATATTGATCCTTTATTTGATTGGGTAGAACAACAAGATTATTTGTGTGCTCCGTGGGCTCGTTGGAGAGAACATATGGATAATTTTGAAGAACAAAGAGATCAGGATATTATTTGTACACCATATAATTCTTCTATATTAGGATGGAGACCAGAGACAACTTTGAAGATATGGGAAAATTTTGCTTTTGAAGATATAGAAAAATTTGGTGGATTCGATACTTATCTCTGGATGAAAAGATTGGATCCTATTCGAATACCTGATCATTTTTATTACTCCGCCCATTTTGAACAATATAAAGAATTAGATTATCCAATTGTACTTTTTAATAAAGGTCAAAATATAGGTTTGGAGAAACATGAAATTTCTTCTAAGGTTCCATGGGTTAATAAATATAGATGATACTGTTGACGTGTATGTATAGCAATTAAGACATCGGTGCGATTCCGATCAGCTCCACCAAGAAATTATTTCGGGTAATTTGTTGATGGGGCTGTAATAGAACTCGATTGGTTGTGAAGACATATAAAGAGGTATTCGGTAAGGCACTGCCGTAAAAGTCCACTTAAACATAATCGCAAATAATAACGATTATTCACCCGCATATTCTTATGCTATCGCAGCGTAAGATATAGCCGAGTTGGGACTGTCACTTGGGAACAGAAGCACAGTCCGCTACAACATCTAGAAAGGAATTATGGCTGAGTATAAAAATGAAGAACCTTGTGAATTTATTTACCACATAACCGCAGTAGAGAAAGTTGTCGATGGAGATACTATTGATGCCGTTATTGATTTGGGGTTTGATGTCAGATTTGCCGGAAGAGTACGATTGCTGGGAATCGACACCCCAGAGTCTAGAACTAGAGATTTGGAAGAAAAGTTTTATGGACTCCTCTCAAAGGATGCCCTCAAATCGTGGGTACATTGGGCCGTCATGTCGGACAGAGATGATATCGAAATTCAATTACGATGCCCAGAAGCAGACAGTAGAGGAAAATTTGGAAGAATCCTCGGAGAGCTCTGGATCAACTGCACTGCCGATGGAGAAGAGTTCTCAGGTTGGACCAATATAAATCAATGGATGTGTGAAAACGGACATGCGGTAGGATATCATGGACAAAATAAAGCCGATGTTCAATCTGCTCATATGGCAAACAGACAACTTCTCGAAGAAAGAGATGGAACAAAATATCAGGAATCTAATTAAGCATGCGGACCAGAATACTTAAAAAATCATTTATTGAAGTTTCCGAAGATTTTCGAGGTTATTCTGAACCATATATGATCCTTCAATATGAAAGCCCTCCTATTATATTGTCTGGTCCAATGTTTAAAAGAATTTTTCAATTAACTGAAAAAGAAGCACTTCATTCAATTAGTTTATCACATTTAAAAAATAATTTTCCTAAAGTTATGGGAAAAGCGAAACATATTTCGACTTTTACCCAAATGCAACCTCATGCCGATATTTGGAAAAGTGGGATTGGAGATGATCGTTCTGGTGGATTAGTTTTACATGTTAAAGGAAATGTAACTGGACAATTCAATCAAGATCTTTATACTGAAATTTTAAAAAGCGGTAGAAGAGTCATAATGCTAAATGATGATACAATTGAAGATCAAGAATTTGAGGATGAATTGAAAAGTTTACAAAAAGATTTAAGAGAATTGGTTCATACAATATTTGTTAAAGATCTTAAAATAAAACCTAAAAATAAACCCCTTGATAATTATCCTGAAGAATTTAAACAAGAATTAGATGGTAGACAAAAGAATACTCTCATTAAAAAATATATGCAAGGGATGGAAAAATTACTAGCCAGTAAAAAATATAAAGAAGAAGTTTCAGATATGATGTTTGATATGGTCGCGATTGGTGATTACGAATATAATGAAGTTGTCATGGAAAAAGTTAAACTACTAGCAATTTATGTTGTAAATCCAAACATAGATCATTCAGAAATTGGGAATCTCAAAAAGCAATTTAGAGTGCCTGTATATCCCAATACCTCTCGTTCACAATTGGAAAAGGTTCTTCAATCAATAAACAATTGATAAAAAGTTCTTGACATTGTGCCTATAATAGTATATAATACAACGATAAAATTAAATAAAGGATATTATGAATGAAAATAGAAAATGTGATCCAGCATTGGGTCAAAAAGTGCATGAGCATTTAGTTTCATTAGGTCTAGAAACTCCTGTAGTACCGGAGCGAAAAGATTTTGATTCTGAATTTGCTATTGAAAATATTAAAGGACATGTTGAAAATATTATGCGAGATCTGGGTTTAGATCTTACAGATGATTCATTGTGCGATACTCCAAAAAGGGTTGCGCAGATGTATGTTAATGAAATTTTTTGGGGTTTAGATTATAATAAATTTCCAAAGTGTACAAAGATTGCAAACTCAATGAATTATAGAGGATCTTTTGTTCTCGAAAGAAACATAAATGTTCAATCATATTGTGAACATCATTTTATCGTTATTGATGGTGTAGCATCTGTGGCGTATATTCCTCATGATGTTGTTTTAGGTCTTTCAAAATTAAATCGAATAGTTCAATTCTTTTCTAAAAGACCTCAGGTACAAGAAAGATTAACAGAACAAATACGAGCAACAATTGCATATGTTGCAGAAACAGAAGATGTCGCTGTTCAAATAGATGGTTTACACTTTTGTGTTAAATCTCGAGGTATACAAGACCTTCGATCTTCAACAGCAACATTTTCAGCATCCGGGCAATTCGAAGGAGGCGATGTACGCAGAGAATTCTTAGCTGGATGTAGATCTTTAATGAGTTAAATTTATATGGCTGTAAAAGTTTCCCACGAAATACCTCTTTCTTTAATAGACGAACACCAAGATTTTATAAGTGATTATATGTTCGTTTTATTACATAAAATTTTAGAAGATGAACAATACGCAAATACGGTATTAGATTTTTCTGATCACGGTGAAATAATATATTTGGATAATAGTTGTTTCGAATTGGGTGAATCATTAGATAATGAATTGTTGCATGAATGGTATCTACGAATAGAACCGGAATATGTTATATTACCAGATGTTTTAGGAGATAAGGATAAAACTATACAAAGAACTATGGAATTTGTAAAGAGTTATCCTCATGCTATTAGTGATGGCATGCCAGTTATTCAAGGAGCAACACCTGATGAAATGATTGAATGTTATAATGAATTTATTAATTATTCTGATGAATGGGCAATTATTGGTATTCCTTTTGTTTATCGCTGGGCTGATAAAGATCCAACTCTTCAAGCAAATGAAAGAATAAAATTACTTGAAAGAATGGATAGAGAATGTATTGATAGAAAATTTAAACATCATTTATTAGGAACTTGGCAAGCAAGGGAATTTGCTCATTACAGAGATTATAATTGGATTCATAGTGTAGATACTTCTAATCCTGTAATGGCTGCATTGGACGGAACTCCCTATGCCGGCGTTCATGGGTTAACACAAAAACCTAAATCTACATTTGATTCTGTTTATGAAATGAAAGAAGAAGATATTAATTTGGATCTTTTATATTATAATGTTGATACATTTAAACAAATTGTTGATGGTAAGTTTCCGGAAAGAAAATACCCGGAAAATTTAGATTATTTTAAATATTTTACATATTCAGGACCGTATGGCTAATAAGATAGATCCCGAACATTATCACAGTAATACTCAACTAGAAGCTATTGATGTTATAGAGGCTTTTGATTTAAATTTTCATCGCGGAAATGTTGTTAAGTATGTATTACGAGCTGGTAAGAAAACTGAAAAAGGTTATGAAAATAAAGATAAACAATTGGAAGATTTAAAAAAAGCAAAGTGGTATCTTGAAAGATTAATTAAAAACGTTAATGAAGGTTAATATGGATTTACGCGCGGCTAGAAGAGAGCTTCCAAAAATTAAAAATAATGTTGCTGTTATATTATCAGGTGGCATGGATAGTTCTATTGTTACGATGATGTTAGCTCGACATTATGGACCAGAAAAAGTATTTGCTTTAACTTTTAATTATGGTCAAAAACAAGCTATGGAATGTATGAAAGCTAAAGACTTATGTCGAGAATTGGGTGTATCCCAAAAGCAATTAGACATAGGATATTTTGGGCATTTAGTTCAACCCATTAGCGCAAACATATCTGGAAGTGATGTTGAGATGCCAACTATTAAAGATGTTTTAGGTGACCCTCAACCCCCAACATATGTTCCATTTAGAAATATGATGTTGTTAAGTAATGCATGCGCTTTTGCAGAAGTAGTAAAAGCAGAATATATATTTTGTGGGCTTCAAGTACATGATGAATATGGTTATTGGGATACGAGTCAAGCTTTTGTAGATGCATTAAATGGCATCACTGCTCTAAATAGAACATTTAAAACAGAAATCATAGCACCATTTTCTTTATTAAGTAAAACAGAAGAACTTAAAATTTGTAAAGAGTTAGGAACATTTAATTTATTAGAACACACCTTAACATGTTATGATCCGGACGTTGAAGGTCGTAGTTGTGGTAGGTGCCCTTCTTGTTCCGAAAGAATAAAAGCTTTTGCAAATATACAAGAAACAGATCCGATACCATATCAAGTAGGATATAAGAAAGGTGATTAATGTGTAGCATCTCTGCGAGTAAAGATAAAGAAGTTTTATTAAAATTAATAGAATTAAACAGATATAGAGGCGAAGAATCTCATTCAGCTACTCAATTTAAATATCATAAAGGAGAAGGGTTTCAAGTTAGAAGACAACAAAAATCTTACGGACCCTTTGATATAAAATTGTTAGAAAAAGATTGGGATTATTGTATAGTTCATCAACAAGCGCCTACATCTAAAGAAGTTAATAATACTGATTTAGCAACCGGAAGATTTATTCATCCAGCTCAAAATGAAAAATCTTTTTTATGGCATAACGGTATTATCAAAGAAGGAAAATTTGAAGGCGATTGGGATACAGAATGGTTATTTGATCTTGCATTGGAAGATTTGAAAAAAAGTCCTCTTAAAAGATTTAATGCTAGGTTAAGTGAAGCTGACGGCACATTCGCATGTATGATGTATCACGGTCATAGGATGTTCGTATTTCGCAATGAAATTAGTCCTTTGTTTAGTAATGGTTCTACTTTTTCTTCAACCAAGTTTGAAGATTCTATACCTGTTCCACCAAATACGATGTGGAGTTTGAATTTTGAAACAAGTGTTTTAGAAGAAAAGTGGAAATTTGAAACGAAAGAAAACCCTTATCATTTTGGAGAGTAATGTTTAAACATCCCGTGAATGCCTCTACCGAGGTAACTAATATTGATAAAAAAATGATTCAGCCTAATACTATTGATTTGCGAATTGATAAGGTTTGGCGAATAGGTGCAGGACCGATGCACATGGATGAAAAGAAAAAAGATCATAGAAAACGCATAGAACAAACAGTTGACGAAAATGGTAACTTTGTTCTTGAACATGGTGCGTGCTATGAAATTCAATCTAAACAACATGTAGATATAGCAGAAGGAGAAATAGCAATTCTTCTTGGTCGAAGTACATTTAATAGAAATGGCGTATTAATTGTAAGTTCAATATATGATTCAGGTTTTAAAGATTTTGCCGGCGCTACTATGTATAATATTGGTGGCGAAACAACAGTAAAACCAAAAACTCGATTCGCACATTTGATTATAGCTGAAGCCGAAACACTTCACAAATATGAAGGAGATTATGGCGAAAAAAGTTGATATTGATAAGAAAGATATAATTAAGATGCTATCTCCAGAAAAATTTAATATGGAGGTAAAAACTTTAGCTGATAAGATGCCCATAATGGAAGCTATATTATATTATTGCGAACAACACAAATTAGAATATGAAACCGCTGCCTCTTTGATTTCAACAGATCTTAAAAGGATGTTAAGAAAAGAAGCAGAAGATTTAAATTTTATTCAAACAACTTCCAAATTACCGATATGAGAGACAACAGATGTTCCAAAAAATTAAAAAGAGTTGGGAAGATATTTGGTTACCAAAATTACAAGAGGGTAAGACAAAAGTAGAATTAGAACGAGATAGAAAGTATGAATCTAGATGGGTTTGGTATCATACACTCCTTGTTGTTGAATTAGCCATAGCCAATATTCTTCTACTTATTATAGCAATAAAGATATGAATGAGTTTGAATGTTATAGTACTTACACAGCTTTAAAATTACATTTTACAACAGATTATGATTATTTTAAATATAATGGAAAATGTAATGTTACAGTAGATTCCTTTAATAAACGAAGAGAGAGATTTTTCTTTAAAAAATTATCGCGAGAATATAATAGTAAGGAATTAATAGATTTCTTAGTATCCAATTTTTCTAGCAATATAAATATGTGGATAGGTGATGCATTTGGAGAAAGGTGTGTATCAACTTATCGAGAATGGAAAAAACGTATTGAGAGTTTACAATATTGTTTCCGTTCTGACTGTACAAGTATCATGGATGACGACCCCAAAAATTTTGATAATTTATTTGAAATAGTTGATGGTCAACATCCTCCAATATTTCGTCATGTTTTATCGAAAAAAATAAATATTGAAACATTTATTATATTGGATGATATCTTGAACTTCATACCAAGATTTAATAAAGAGTTGCAGGATACAATAGTGTGGCCGGACTACTTTAAAATGTGTATGAAGTATAAACCTTTCTTTAATCACGATCTTAGTGAAAGTAAAAAGACTTTAAAAAAAGTACTTGAAATCCAATAAGATCTAAGTTATAATAATAGTTATATTATGACAGCGTGGACATAACGAAACAACAAAATAACAAAGCAGATATAAGGAGTATATATGTCGTTTGCAGATATGAAAAAGAAAAGAGGTTCCTCATTAAGCCGCCTCAGCGAAGAGCTTAATAAAATAAACAGTCCCCAAGTTGGTGTAGATGATAGATTCTGGAAAGCGGATCTAGATAAAGCTGGTAACGGTTATGCTGTTATTAGGTTTCTTCCTCCTGTTGAGGGAGAAGACATTCCATGGGTACGAGTTTTTAATCATGGTTTTCAAGGACCAGGTGGTTGGTATATTGAAAACAGTCTTACCACTAACGGCAAAAAAGATCCTGTTTCAGAGTATAATTCTAAACTTTGGGATACAGGTCTCGAAGCTAATAGAGATATTGTTCGTAAACAAAAAAGGCGTTTAACCTATTATACAAATATAATGGTTGTAGAAGACGCTAAGCGACCAGAAAATGAGGGGAAAGTATTCTTGTTTAAATTCGGAAAGAAAATTTTCGATAAAATCAATGATATGATGAATCCTCAATTTGAAGATGAGACTTCTGTTAATCCTTTTGATTTTTGGGAAGGTGCAAATTTTAAATTGAAAATTCGTAAAGTAGAAGGTTTTACTAATTACGATAAAGCTGAATTTGCTTCACCGTCTCCATTATTCGAAGATGATGAAAAAATGGAAGCTACTTGGAAGCAACAATATCCACTTCAAGAATTCCTCAAGCCGGAAAATTTTAAATCTTATGAAGAACTTCAAGCAAGACTTAATAAAGTTCTTGGTACTGGAGTTGACCCTAGTATGCAAAGAGCAGAAGAAACTATAATCGGTCCAGTGGACACGCCTCCGTTCGATAGTAATATGGATTCGGGGTCAGGAGAAGATTCTAGTAGTCTTTCTTACTTTGCTAAATTAGCCGACGAAGAATAATTCATTTAAATAGAGGGGTTCTTAGAATCCCTCTAGTTATTTCCTCTTTTTGATTGGATCTCGACGTGCATTCGCATCTGTTTGTGTAACTGTGGGCATTGTAAAATTTTGTGTATTGTTATTCTGATTAGATTGAATGAGGTTCCCTGATTGTGACGCTGATTTCGCATCTGCGAGCGCTGCTTTTTGTTTTTCCGCTTCTATTTCTTTTTCTCTAAGTTTTGCCCATTGATCCTCTCCCACTTTTGCGCGTATTTTAGCTCTCTCTTCCATTTCATCTGATAGTAACATGCCGGCAACTGTTGTATTGCCTTGTTTTATTAAACTCGCGCCCATCATTGTCATAATGTTATCCCAACTTAGGAAATTCATTAGCTTATCCCAAATATTGGATATTGCTTCTCCGAGATATGAAAATAAATTTTTAATACCGTTAAACAATGAAAAATTTCCATCGGCGTCTCTTAAATTTTCATCAATAAATTTTACTGCATTATCAAAACCCATTTTTTCTAATATCCAAGCGACGGCTTCACCTAAGAGATTTGGAATAAACATTAATACATCATCAAATATAGATTCTATTCCGGCCCCTATCGCTCCAGTAATTCCGCCTTCTTCATAACCTTTCATAACATTTGATATAACATCAAATGCAGAAAATAGAATCCCAATAGGTATAAAAATTCTACCGAAAATCTTACCGATTACTTTTACAACTTTTAATATTCCTTTTATTGGTTTCATCCAATCACCCAATGGAGAAACTATAGCTTTAAATGTTTTAGCAACTTTAGTGAAAACTCCTTCTGGACCAAATGCCGCGGCTGTTGAAGCCTTAATACTTTTAAACATTTCGGTCGGCTTAGCTAGAGAATCCGGACTTAAAAAACCCATAGTACCAAAACTTAATACATTTGTTAGTTTAAAAAATCCTTTCGTAATCTTCCACAAAGTTCCTAATACATTATCTATTCCAGTTAGGAAACCTGTTTTCATTTTCATTAAGGTACTGCCTTCATCAAACATTGGCATCTTAAAAAAGTTTCCCATTTTTCCACTAAAATTAGTTTTTGCTTTAGAAACAGCCTCACTTATATCATCACCTATGTTGAAAATTTTACCTTTCAATTTAGAAAACATGCCTTGTTTTTTTAATTCAACACCGTCAACGTCTGATGGATCTAATCCTAACATTTTTAATTGTTTAGCGAAGAAAGATTCTTTTGCAATTTTGCTAGCATCAACAGCGCCTTCGCCTATATCTAACATTTTAGATTGGGTTTTTAGGAATTTTATTTTATCAGCTTTTGATAAATCAGCGGCGTCATCAGCCCAGGCCAACATTTTAGATTGATCTTTTAGAAATTTGACTTTAGTTTTATCTATACCATCTGTATGTTCCGCCATCCATGATAACATTTTGGATTGCTTTTTCAAGAATTTGGCTTTATCTGTATCTGCTATACCTTCTGCCTGATCTGCCCACTTCAACATATTTTGTTGCATATTCATAAATTTTAATTTATTCGCATCTGTCAATTTTTCGGAATCACCGGCCCATGCTAACATTTTACTTAATTGTTTGGAAAAATTTCCTTTCCAACTTTTCGACGTAGCCTCTGTAGCATCATCAAATTTTAAATATTTCTTTATATTATCAAAAAAACCTGTTTTATTTTTTGAGAGTTCATCTGGGAATGATTGATTAAATCCAAAATATTTTCCTAACTTAAAAAAGAACCCACTCTTTTTTACTTTAAGATCATCAATTGCTTTAGTATCATCGGCAAAACCGAAAAAACTTTTTAATTTTGAAAAGAAACCAGCTTTTGGCTTACCCATCTCATCTAAAGTTTTTCCTCCAGTGTTCCACCAATCTCCCCACTTAGTTTTAAAAGCTAAAAATCCAGCACCCATTGCTGCGAAAGTACCAGTAAGTATTCCGGCGGCATCTGCCCAACCCAATTCTAAGTCACCTTTGCTATCAGTCCCACCACCTCCGGGTTTTCCATCTTTCTTCATCCGCGCGGCTTCCATGGCGGCTTCTAATCTTTTGCGTTCAGCATCTTTTGTGAAATCTAAATAATCTTTAAAAAGATTTGCGGTTAGAAGTGTATTTGCACCGACGTTTTGTAGTAAATTGTTACTTAGATCATTCCCGCGAACCACGCTTGTAAAATGCGAATCCTGTTTATCAAAATTAGATTTCATTTGATTTACCATCATCGCACCAGTCACGCCATCCGCATTTAAATGAGAAGAGACTTCATCCTGCCACGCTTTGCGCGAAGCCATTTCATTGGGATCAGTTTTTGTTACACCTTGTACGTTAACCGTTTCTTCAGCCATTTATTATTCCTTGTTATTGATTTCTATATTTAGCTGCTTCTTGTTCCATTCTTTCGTTTTCTTCTTCAATAAATTCTAATAATAATGTAAGATATATTTCTCTTTCATAACAAATTAAATTTTCTAGCTCAGCTAAGCTCCATTTATGACTTTGAACTATAGCGAATAGAGTTCTATAATAGTTATGTAAACTATTATGACTGAGCGCTAGCCGAAAAAAGATTGTAGCCCCTCCAAGACTACATCTTGTTTTTTATTACATTTTTGACAAGTAAAATTTAATGTATGCCTTAATTTTGGCATAGTATTAAAAAATGCAATGATCTTTCCGAATTGCTGTTGATTTAAAGACATAATAAAATCTTCTAATTCTTTTTCTGTGTAATCTTTAATATCATGCATTTCCGTACCATCTTGAATTGTATCTATGCACGCTTTAGTTATTTCAAAAATAGAATCCATTTGAGATTCATCAGGAGGCCTTGTCATCCTATCAATGTCAGGATATTTTAATTTAACTTTTATTTTTTCAGTTAGTTCTACTACATCATGATGGCCTTTTCCGGTTTCTAAAGAAACATCATCAAGATCAATTTTGGTTGGCGTTTGACCTTCACAATCTTTATTTTTACAAGTCAAATTAATTTCAACATTTTGTCCAACTGATCGTGCTCTTAAATTTAGAAAAAATAATTCTATATCAAAAGCAGGAAGTTTTTCAACTTCAATATCATCCGTAAGACAACAATTTTTAATGATTTCTTTTGTGGCTCTTACAATATCACCTGTATCGCCACCCTCTAAGGCAGTTAATAGAATCTTTTCTTCTTTAACTAAAAAGGGCCTATATTTTATTTTTTGATCCACACTATGTAATTTAAGTTCATATGTGGGATTATTCACGGTTGGTAAAGCCATTATTACTCCATATTATTAATTATTATTCACACTGTTTACGGGGCCAATCCGGATTCCGTTAGTTCCTGTCCGGTTTCTTTTACAAATTCATTCGGGACTGTATAACCTCCGGCACCGGATACCGGTTCCCATCTTTTATAATGAAACGTCACATTAAATTTTCCTACTGTATTCGTCTGATCCCAGCCCAAAGTAATTGGATCAACTACTGTTGGAAATGCTTCTAAATATTTAACCCCGGATGTTGCTTCTGATGGGCTCACGGACGATGAATCCTGGGCGAACATATAAACAGTGATTTGACCTTTGTATTCGGATTGGTATGATATGTCTCCGGAAATTGGATCAACAGCCGAATCTATCCACTTTAAAAATCCATGTCTAACTATGTGGGAATTTGTTAATATAAATCCTAATGAAATTTCCCCGTAGGTTTGTTCTCTTGCTATTTTTCGGGTAGGCCCATAATGTCTTAATTCAGAGGTTGCTACCGTTCTTCCCGGCATTGGAACTGTATCACAATGATATAATGTATCTTCCCCTTGTGGCCAGTCTGCCTTGCTACCTTTGGGAAAAGTGATTTGAGCAGCAAATCTATTTAAAGGAGCCAGTCCTTTATGTTTATCTATAGACGATACAAATTTATCTACTGAAAACTGGTCCATTAAAAACTCCTTAAATATTTTCTATACATTCTACGCAGAGGATTTTTACTACCGGGCGTAATCTTTTCAATAGAATCTAAACTATCTTCCCAAACCTGTTGCTTTGAAACGCCGTCTCCTCCTCGTCGCGATCTAAATTCTTCTACAGGTAAATGTACTGCAGTATTCCATTCTTTAGGTTCAACTAAAAGGAATGAAGAACGAACATATCCCCCTGTTAAATCATATTTATGGAGGGTTGGCTTAGCTTCTTTGTAACGTGTAAAACTTTTAATATCATTATATGAAACATCTAAATATGCTTCTTTATTTTCTTCATTTAAAAATCCAATTAATTTTTTCATTAATCTTTCTCTTAATCTATAAGGAAGATAATGAAAATTCATTCCCAGCATTCCCTTCCTATAAGGTCTTATCGGAATTACTAATGGAAATATATCATAATAAGCCAGTTTTTCTCTTAATTTGGGTTGGTAGTGGAAAAAATACATTCTTCCCGGTCTTAGGAATTTTTCCCTAGTACCTTCCTTTGAGATATCATGACGTTCATCAAGAGAACCAGCCCTTCCATATATTAAGTCATCGCGGAGTTCTTCATATTTACCCATGAGCCATTTTACCGCGTCATCTTCTATATTCGTAATTTTTCGTAGTGCCATGTATTATTTAGCGAGCAATTGATCTTCCGTTATAATTTTAAATTTCCAATTTTTATATTCACAATATGTACAAGCAGCTTTCCATTTGGCTTCATTTATACCATATCTTTTCATTTCCAATAAAAATCTTCCACTTTTCCGTTTTCTACTAGTATCTTTGGGAGGAACAGTTTGCGATTTGGGCTTTACTTCAATAATAGACGTTTCAATAGTACCATCATGTTTTTTTATTTTAACCCAGAAATCCGGATAGTATTTGTGTATTTTTCTATCAAACGGTGATCTGTATGGTATAACGATTTCCTCACTAGACCATTTTACAACACTATCATTAGAATCACAATAAACCATAAAACGCCTTTCCCACAAACTTCTATAAATTATATTAGTGGGATTTCCTTTATATTTATCGCGATGTTTTGGTTTAAATTTACCTTTGTAAGCCATAATAAATAATAGATAAATAATTAATATGTAACCTATTTATATGGAGAAGTTTAAAAGTGGAATCTCTCAATTATCCGGAAAATATTACTAAATCCAGTGAAGGCGAAGGTCATTGGGTAATGTTCTCTTCTTATCCTTCACTTTTTGCAGAATCCGCGAATGAAATGGAATATTCTATATTTCTTCCTATGTCAGCACAATCTTTAATTTCAACAGCTGAAGCAGTATATGCGGAACAAGAAGGACTAGGAACAGTAATAACAGATGCGACAAGAAAAATGGCGGCTGGTATAACTGATTTTAATAATTCTAATGGAGATTGGACAACTGCTGCGGTTGGGGCATTTAAGGCATTAAATCTTGATCTAGTTAAGAGTAAGGCGGCTCAAAGCGCAGAATATCTAACAGCTCAGGCAATTAGAAAATCTGATTTAGCAACAAGAGCATTGGGAGGCGCTGATCTGGCGGTTAATCCTAAAATGTCTTTATTATATCAGGGACCGGGAAAATTTAGAAAATTTACTTTTGAATTTCCTATGGTTGCAAAATCAGTTAGGGAATCTACATCGATTAAAAATATAATAAAAGCTTTTAGGAAATCAACTTTACCCGGCTATAAACAATTTGTTACTTCAAATTCTGGCGCGCCAGGAGGAGGCGGAGGAGCTTTAACAGAAAGAAAAGCGGGTCAAAACTTTTTTACTTTTCCAAGTACTTGGGATATAGAATTCGGACATGTGGACGGACAAAGAGCAACACCTTTTAAAATCGCCAGAAGTGTATGTAATAGTGTAAGTGTCAATTATGCCGCCGCTGGTCAACCTTTCTTTTTTAAAGGAGGCGACCCATATGAAGTAAAAATGACTTGCACTTTTACAGAAACTTCTATTTTAACTAGAGATTTGGTTGACGAAGGATTTTAATGGCATATTTTGGATATTTACCTGAAATACAATATAATATAAATGGTAGTAAATATGGTGAAACATTTACCGCCAGAGATATTTTTATTCGAAATTTAATAAAACAAAATGTTGTTGAAAAAGCTGTAGAATTTGAACAGCATACTATCGCAGATGGCGAAAGGCCTGACACAACATCTTATCTTTTATATGGAAGTGTTAAATATGATTGGATTTTATTTTTAACTAACCAATTGTTTAATCCTTATTTTGACTGGCCATTAAGTGGTCAAGATTTTACAAAGATGATAAAAGGGAAATACGGTTCTGCTGAAAGAGCCAAAAAACTTATTCATGAATATAGACAAATTATAGAAGAAGAAACTGATACAACTACATTAAAAGAAGTTATAATTGATAAAGATGCTTATAATGCATTACCTTCCGGTGAGAAAAAAAGAATTACCAAATATGATATGGAATTTAAAAGAAATGAAAGAAATAGAACAATCAGAGTGATCAGTAGATCATATGTTGAAGGTATTTTAAAAGAAGCTCAAACTAAACGATATAGGTAATAAAATATGGCCATAGGTGATCCGAATGCAATAGTAAGGGTAGAAAAGCCTCCCCAAATAAGATCTCCAATAGATTCAGAGACTCCAGGCAGAAAAACTAAGACTAAAGATGTTATGCAGCCGGGAGAGTATATAATATCTAAGGCTGAGTTAAGATCCCCAAATATTCAGATAAAGGATCCAGATACTGGTAAAGGTGTTAATATTATACCTGTATTAGGAGCAGTACACGTTTATGAAGATATTTCTAAACCTTACCTATTAGCGGATTTTGAAATTCGTGATGGATTAGGTCTCAGAGAACAGATCCCTATTATAGGAGAAGAATATATCGTATATGAGGCTAGTACTCTAAACTATACTCCTGCAGAAAATGAACCGGGTAATCCTTTAGATGGTATTGTTAAAAAAACTTTTAGAATATATTCTACTTCCCCTATAGTTGATAATTCTCCAACTATGAAAACATATGTTCTTCATGGTATTTCATGTGAAGCTATTATTAGTGAAAAGAGGAAAATAAGTAAAGGTTATACTGGAGCAAAAATTGAAAGAGTAGTTAAAGATATTTACGAAAATTATATCGCGAAACCAGTATCTACTTTTTATAATGCATATGTACCGGAAGGGCCTAAAAAACTTATAATCGAACCGACAGATGATACATTTGATTTCTGTTTTCCTTTCAAGAGCCCTTTTGATATTATTGAAGACTTAGCAGAAAAAGCTATACCCGCTCCACCGGAAGATGACGATGCAGGATTTCAAACCGCCGATGCTGAAGAGGAGATACCAGAAGAGGTTCAACCATCTGACGGCGCCCTATATATGTTTTATGAAACTCTATCATGTTTTAAATTTGAAAGTATAGAAACAAGTTTCAAAAGAGACCCCAAACGAACTTTTGTATCAACTGTTTCAACAGAACATCACCCCGATGAAATGCAGATGAGAACACATGTACCGGGACAACTTAATAATGCAGAAGAATATACCGTTGAAAGTCTTTTTGACATTGTTGAAAATATGAGAGAAGGAATGTATGCCTCTAAATTAATAACTCATGATATAGTTCGAATGAGGTATGATCAGATAGGATATAGATATATTGAAAGAAAGGATGTAGCCATAGCAGAAGCACTGGCACAGGAATCAGACGGAACAACTACTATCGGAGGGAAATCTCCAGATTTAGATACTTCAAAAAAGAGATTAATAGATTTAACACGACAACTCGGTGCCGGTAAACTTTGTTCATATAATCATGATTGTTTACTTGATGATTCAAGTGGTGAAGGATCACTCGTAAGGTTTACAAGTACAGATTTAAATCATAGATATCATTTAGAATTTAATAGAAAGGGGCCTGGTAGCGTAGGGGGATTTGAACCAGGAATTAATGAAGCAAATAAAGAAGCGAGAATACAAAAAAGAGGATCACAATTACAACAACTTGATAATATAAGAATTTCAATTAAAGTTCCTGGAGATTCTTCTCTAAGAGTGGGTGATATTGTAGAATGGAAAATGCCATCTCAAATTAGAAACGAGTTTCATCATGGTGATGATGATTTTTTCTTGGGTGGTAAATATCTTATAACTAAAATAAAACACGGATTTACAGAACGAAGATATACTCAAGAAATTCAACTTAGAAAAGATTCTTTACATAATTGGGCCCCGAGTGCAGATGAAAAACAGATAATAACTGAAAAGAGCGCGCTTACAGATACTACTGGCCAAGCAAGGGTCGAAGACATGGGTTACTCAAACGCGATGGATACTAAAATTGGTCCTGTGGGAATAGTGCCAAACGCAGACACGCAGGACGGAGAAGCAGAAACAGCATCTTCGGGGTCCGGACCGTGGTTTGATTTAGCAGGTAATGTGATAGATGAGCGCGAATATAATGGGGAACTCGCGGGTCCTTTTGACCCTCCGGGACGGCCATTGGGTACCGAAGGAAGTACTTATTTCGCGAGTAGAGAAGCAGCAGACGCACAAAGAGAGCCACCAATTGAGTATTAATTAAAAAAGGAGAAAATGGAACCAAATTTTATGGGCAAAGAGGGCTTTACTTGGGCCGTCGGAGTAGTTGAAGATAGATTTGATCCTTTATATCTGGGAAGATGTAAAGTGAGATGGCTAGGTTGGCACACTAAAGATAAAAGTGAATTGCCTACAAATGTCTTACCATGGGCTTTTCCTTTAATGCCGATTACTTCAGCTTCCCAAACTGGCGTCGGCTTTAGTCCAACAGGACCTGTAGAAGGTACTTGGGTAATGGGATTTTTTAGAGATGGTGATGAAGCAAATGATCCTGTCATGTTAGGAACCTTACCAGGTCGACCAGATGCTAAATGTAATCCTACAGAGGGGTTTAACGACCCAAGAGATTTTATTCCATCCTATTGGCAAGTAGATGCTGATGGAAATATTATAGAAGAAGCAGTAACTTTCACAGATGTTCCTCAACATCCTTTAAAAGTAGAATTTGATACTGAAGGGAAGGCTCCTTTTGCTGCGAAATCTGATCGTATTAAAATATTTGAAAGATCCGATAAACCTACTGAATCAAGTACCGGTGCAACAGAAGTTATAGAAAGGCCTGTGACAACCGGTCCTGCCGGCCGGGGAACCGCTACTAAGGCACAGATAATCCCAGATTATGAATATACTTACAATTATCCTCTTGAAAGATTTTTAGGTGAACCGACTACTCCAAGATTAGCTAGAGGGTTTGGCGATAAGAGTACATCTCTTAAATCCATTATAGGTACAAATTCTAAAAATGAATTTATTTTAAAGGAAAAAGGAGATAATAATTCTATAGTTCAAACAAAAGCGGATTTGAGAATGGTTACCGCACGGAAGGCAAATCCGAGTTCTATGAAACAGCCTAATACATTTCGAGAACCAGAATCTCCTTACAATGCAAAATATCCATATAATCATGTACATTTATCCGAAAGTGGTCATACTATTGAAATTGATGATACACCAGGACATGAAAGATTACATTGGTATCATCGATCAGGTTCATATCGTGAAATGCATCCTTTGGGAACGGTAGTCGATAAATCAAATGAAGACTATTACTCTTGTGTTTTAAGAGATTCTTTTGAACATGTTATGGGAGACAAATATACAACCGTAAACAAAGGGTATGAATTATGTGTAAATGCCGGTAATGGTGATAAAGATTATTGGTTAAGAGTTAAGGGTGGAGGTGCAGTTCATATAGAATCAGAAGAAGCTAATATTGAAATGTATTGCAAAGATGGTATTGCTTTTATTAATGCCGATCGAATTGAATTTAATGCAAAATCTGAAATTGTAATGAATACTAAAAGATACATTCAGGGACAAACAGCGGCAGAAACCCCTTCAAGGCATGGTGGAAATATGGATCCAAGCATCGATCCAAACATGACCTTTATTAAAAGAGGTGGAGCCTTTTCAGAAGAAATCACAGGCGCACGCAATATTTCATGCGGTTCATATTCTCTAGGAACAATGGGAACTGTTATGTTGTCTGGTCAGCAGACCATAATTAAATCTACACATTCTTCCGAAGAAGTTATTCAGGGAGCATCAGCAGCAACCGGCCTTAACGCGCTCGGGAAATCAATTGTAACTCAAAATGGTATTATTAATCTTAGAAGTGCCGGAGTTATGGGTAATGGTGGAATAATATTGCAATTGAACCCAACACCATCTAATGCTTTGCAACCTCCATTGGCCGCTGGTTATTTCTCTATGCTTCCGAATGGCCCAGTAGATCCGACATCATCCGAGATAAGAATGGAATCTGGAAGAGGTCCCTTGACATTCACCAACAAAATTGCCACATTAGAACTCGGCGGAGAAAGAGATGGCACCAATGCAAGCATTAAAATGGAAACTACTGGGCCATTAGCAGAAATTGCTATAAAAAATGCAAAAGCTGAAATTTCAATGGACCCCAGCGGAATGATTACAATTAAAAATGAAGTAAATAATTTAAAACAAATTATCGTTGACTTTATGCAAGATTTTATTATGCATCAGCATCCTGTTATTGGTGCGACTAATACAGGATCTCTACTTCCGGGAGCAGTCGCGCAGGCAGTAGGAACCGGAATTGCTCCACAGTGGGTGGATAATAGTGGAAAGCCAACAAATAAAGCAGTTAATGCTATAAACCAGTTAATGTCAAATTAATATGAAAAAAAATAAAAATAAGGAAGATTGGTCTAAACCTGAAAAATTGATGGTTCATCCTAAGATGTTAGAATTAGCAGAAAAAACTAAATTATTATTAGATTTGGAAAATCAACTATTAGGCAAATTTAAAGAAGATTTAGAATTCGTTGAAAAAGAAAATAAAAAAAGAAATGGGAGTGAATAATGGCTGAGGCGCCGATAGAATTTAATCAGGATTTAGTTGGAACCACCACTACTGAAGGAGGAGCCGCCGCCACAGGTCCGATTTTTGGAACGGATCAAACTGGTGCCGATACAGATACAGATCCGGATCTTTGGAAGTCATCGAAATTAGGTGATAATATGTATTTAAAGCCCTTTTTCGAATCCGCTGAAAAGGCTTTAGATCTTCATAGAGCAAATGCTAAATTTATTAAAGATTTTTATGAATTAAACAAAGCTTTATTATTAGCCGGAATAGATCCCATTTTTGCAGCAATTGATGCGATTTTAGATGAGATTATAAAATTAATACAAGATTTAAAAGGTCTTGGTTTTTATATGCTTCCCGTGACTGCTGGATCTGTTCAGCAAAACGTAACAAAAAATCCTATTACCGGCGCGCTGTTTTATGGTGGTCGTACATTTGTTCCCGCTAGGAGAGATGCGAATGGAAATCTGACACCAGCCGGCATGTTACCTGGTTCAGCCGCCTTTTCTTCTGCTCAAATTGAAGCAAAAAAGAGAAAAGCAGGAATGACTGTGGGGAAAGATTTAGTGAGTATAATTTCAGGCATGCTAGGGGATGATAATAAACCGGAGCCACAACCAGAGAAAATCATGACAAGAGAAGAAGTTGAAGCTCTCGGGGTTGCAATAGATCCAATTTCTGGTGAAATAAATTATGTCGAAACAGGTCTTGTCACAAGTGGCCAAGCCACACAGGACCCGGATAATCCCGGTTGGCAATCATACATAACAAAGCCCCTTATGATGTTAAACGAAGGCATGAGCTTGGTGCAAACAACTCCTCAAGGAATTTTACAAATTATAGATGAATCTTTCGATGATCCAGGTGATATACCAAAACATGTAAAAGAATTAATCATGTCTAAAGAAACTGATCTGAAAGCGTCTAGCTGGATGCCAGAAACGGATTTGAAAGATTGGAATGATTTAGTAGACCCAAGTTATTATCAATCCGGTAGACCAGTTTTTTCATCATCTGCTAAAGTTGGTGGAATGATTTTTATTGTAGGTGCACCTGATGCTAATAGATTTTTAACTGTTCTATCAAATTTTCAAAAATTTTTAGATATAAAAGCTTTTGAGAATATGAAAAAAGAACTTACTACCTTATGGTCCGATCACGAAACATCCGCGCAGGTAAGGGTCCAACATATTGCCCGCGTCGACATAACAAAAATGGATGTTTCTGATGCTGCAAGTGGTATTGTACAAGGAGAGTCTGGTGAAACCGCGGTAGAATATAAAAAAGGGATTGAAACTGCCGGAGTATTTGTTAAACAAGAGCGTAAAGGTGCTAGAAAAACAGATAGAAGAATTATGTGCCCGGCAACCGGAGTTGTAGCGCGAATAAAAGAAGTTTCTGAAACTAAAAAAATGTTGATAGAAAAATATGAAACCGTAGGATTACCCGGTGACCTCGATTCCATGGATATGGATCCAACTGAAAGTAGAATAAGAGCATGGACTAAAGCCAAGAAAGTCGATAAAAACTTATTGCCATATCAACAACAAGTATTAGAAGTTGTGTATCAGAAACCAGATCAAACTTTTAAACACGGCGATATAATTTGTGAATGTTTACCAAATGCCATGTCGGGTCCCCTTACAGCCGACAGCCCGACCGGAGAGCCTCAAAAATCTACAGATTTAGTAACAGATAAAAAGAACGCGCCTGCTGCTGAAGGTGATGCCGCTGCATATTCTCAAATTAAACCAGGAAAAATTATAGTAGGTAGAGTAGTTGATTCTTTTTTTGCTGATACAGAAGGGACTCCTCCTAATTGGCATGGAAAAAGTTTAGATACTTTATTTCCTGGATGGGGGCCTTTTCTTGATAAAATAGAAGCTGAGGTACGGGGTATAAAAGATACTGTTGCAACAGCTAAAAAATCTTTAGATCCTATTATTAATTGGCTCGATGGTAAAATGAAAGAATTACAAGTTTTTAGCAAAGATCTTGAAAATATATTAGATTTATTTGCAAATGGTTTACCGGCAACTGGTGTATATACTTTATATCTTAAACCAAAAACAGGAGGTGTAAAGAAATTTAGAGAAAGAATGATGGCCGCAGGTGGTGAGGATAAACCACCAGAAGATTTAAAATTTTGTGCTGGAGTTTGTTTTTTAGGTGGTGGGCATGATTCAGCAGCCGCTACAATGAGAGCTATAGATATGCTCGCTCTGTTATTAGGTTTGAGAGACACAACTGAAGCAGAAAAAGAGAAGCAAAAAACATTGACGGCAATGGCTATTCCAGCTTGGACAAATGTTGGGCCCGTAGATGAAGATGGAAATCCGACAACAAAAGTTTATAAGCCCCCCGATAGAGTATATTATAGAGGAAAAAATTATGAATGTATAAAAAATACTTCTGACGACCCATCAGAGACTGGTGCACCATTAATTAAAGATACTGCGATAGATCTTGAAACTGGATCTCCTTCCGGTCTTTATATTCTTAATGGCGATTACTGGAAACCATTAGAAATTACTTTAGGACCAGACGAGCAAGTAATTGCTGGCGATCCCAGAACACCTGCGCAATTGAAGGCAGATAAACTAGCATGGCTACAAAAAACTAAAACTAGTTTAGGAACCATTCTAAACCAATTAGCAGGCTCCGGAGCCGGCAGTTTAAGAAATAAAATATTAAGAGTTAATCTTTTCGGAGAAATAAATGTAGCTACAGGAAAATTTGTAGGTGAAAATTATAATATTTTTATAGAATTAAGGCAAATAAGAGATAATCTTATAAATGAATTAGATTTATTAGTTGAAAGAATTGAAGAAATGTTAACTGAAATTGAAGTAATGTTAATTCAAGCAAACGATACAGTGAAATTCGATCCTACAACTGGTTCCGGTGTTCGTCCGGGTAGTATAAGAACTAAAGGAAAAACATTAATGTTAGTAGG